AGATCGGCGTGAACGTGATGCCGCCGTTCGTCACCACGCCGTCGTGCGAGAACCGGTAGTTGCTACCGGTTGCCGAGAAGTTGGCCCATGAGAACGTGACGAAGTGCCACGCGTTGATCCAGTTGTTCGAGTTCGCGATCGGTGCCGCGACCACGCTCGTTTGCGTGTTCGTCGTCGTTCCGTTGCCCATCACGACGCTGATACGCGCGTCGAAGTTGACGCTGCCGCTTCGCCGCAGCAGCAGCAGCATCCGCCACCCGCTGTTGCTCGTGAACTGCTCCGAGATCACGTAGGTCTCGGTTGTGTTCGTCGCTGGGTACGTGCCAGTGAACTGGATCCAGCCCGCCCACGTGAACGCCATCGACGGCACGGGCAGGCTCGGGTAGCCGAACACCGTCGTGCACTCTGCGCGGTCGTTCGCACCGTCGAACGTGATTCGCTCTCCAGGCCCGCCGACGACGTAGCTCGCCGCGCTGTAGAACGGGTGCCGGAACTCGACCGTCAGCGGGTTCGTGAGACTCGCGCTGATCGGCGCTTCGGGAGGGATCACGACGTAGTTCCCGGTCGGCGAACCGCCGCCGTCGAGCGCGCGGTAGCGGATCTGAAACTGCGCCGTGTTCGGGCCGATGCCTCCGCCGGACGTGGTGTAGAGGCCAGCCGGGAACTCGACGATCACGCCGAACTCGTCCGCGTCGACGTCGGTCGTGTACGCCTCCAGCGTGTCCCACAGCGCGATGTCCGCCGCGTCCGCCGTCGGATCGAATCCGCCCGTCTTCGGCGTCAGCTCGACGAGTCCCGGGCCGGGCGTGATCGACTCTTCGAGATCGAACCCGACCTCAAGAATCTGCTCCGCGTTCGCGAACCCGGGGATCGGGTCCTGGTTGACCGAGCCCATGCGAACGTAGACCTCGACCTCGTCGAAGTCCTCGGCCGGTTGCCCGTTGATGAGCATGCCCGTCGGCAGGTCGCCCGCCTGGCTCGTGTACGGCCCGCCGTCGACTTCCTTGCCGCCGATCGAATGGATGCGGCCCTCGCTGAGCAGGAGCAGCGTCCACAGCTCTGTGCCGAGCTGCGAGACGCGCTCGAAGCGGTTGATCACCACGCCGCCGGTCAGGTGCTCGCCGAGGATGATCGGCACCGCCGCGCCGTTCGAGTCCTGGACGCTCGACAGCCCACCGAACCCGTACGTCGCGGAGTCGTTCTCGTCCGGTTGCTTCGGCTTGCGGAACGCACCGAGCAGGTAAGAGACGCCGAGGTTGATCGCGAACGCGGCGCCGATGTTCACGATCGCCGCGAGCACGCCGGTCAGGCCGAACAGCGCCGCGATGAACCCCGGTCGCTCGATCACCTCGACGCGGCACTGATCCGGGATCGGCAGCGTCCAGTCCTCGCGCGGGATCTCGACGCCGTCGCGGGTGACGCGAGTCTCAGGCGACGCGGCCCAGTCCGGCGCGATGTCGGCGATCGTGATGCCGTGCCGGTGCTGCACCCATTCGCGCGTGAACGCGTCGGCGTTGAGCGGGTTGCGGCTCGTGACGAGGTGGATCATGTCGTGGATGCCTCGACCTGGACCGGAGAGACGTAGCGCCACACGCCGACCCGATCCGCCAGCGCACGCGACAGCGGCACCGTCGTCGCGCCGTGCCGTGCGTCGGACGTGAACGCGACGCCGTGGCCGGCGCGGCCTTCGAGTACCACCGCAACGTGCAGTCTCCCGTTGGGCCGCGACACGATCACGTCGCCCGCCTTGATCGAGTCGGGCGCACACAGATCGACTTCGCGCCACAGGTGCGGCGCGGACGTGAACGCATCCGGCGCGACGTGCACGCCCATGCGCCCGAGCGCGAGCGACACGGCCGCGCAGCAGTCCATCGGCTTGCCCACCACGTCGAGAATCTTGATCACGAGCGCGGCACTCCTCGGAACCCGCCCCAGCGGTTCTCGTTCGCGTGCACCTCGCATCCGTTCGGCGTGGTGAGGCCCTTGTCGCACGTCGCGATCGCGCCCGAGTAGCCGCAGCGTTCGCCCTTGTACTTGTAGCGGCACCGCAGCGGGCTCACGCGTTGCGTGGGCAGCTTCGCGCGCCGCATGTCGACCTGCCCCAGCTCGAACGTCAGCGCGTCCTGCGTCGCCGTGCACGAGAGAATCCGGCCGCGCAGGTCGATGATGCCGACGCCCTCCGCGAGCGCGCCGAGGTCGACGAGTCGCGCGCGGACGATCTGCTCTTCCAGCCCCTCGTACGCGTCGACGAGGGCGAGCACTTGCCGGTTCTGCGCGCCGATCGCGGCGTTCCACGTCTCCTGCGTGCCCTTCGTGCTCTCGGTGAGCTGACCGATTCGCAGCGGGTACGGGTCCCACGTCAACGGTGCGCCCGCGCTGTCGGTGAGCCACTCGACCGGCTCGGAGTGCGACGTGATGCGCAGCACCGACGGCGCGACCTCATCGGGGATCGGGATCTCCAGACACCACACGAACGGCGTGTCGGAGCGCATCACCTCGACGGCGGCGAGCTGTGTTCCGGTGAGCGTCACTGGCGCAGCTCCTCCATGTCGAAGCGGTACACGATGGAGTCCTTGAACAGCCGGTCCTCTTCGAGCGACGCGGCGACGGCGCGCACGGTGTACGTCTCGCCCTTGATCTCGTCCGTGTAGGTGAACGCGCGGCCCGGTGTCGCGTGCGCACGCCAGAAGTCGAGGAAGTCATCCGCGTCCGCGCGCGTCATCGGGAACGTCTCGCACCCGGTCCACATGCGCCGCGCGTTGTAGTCCGTCACGCGCGCCCAGGTGTGGCCCGATTCGGTGCGCGGCGCGAGCGTCTCCCACTCGGGCATCTGCGTGAGCGGCAGGATCAGCTTCGCGTAGTCGTTGAGCGATTCGGTCGCGGCCGGTTCGCCGTCGAGCGACACGTTCGGCAGGTCGTTCACGCCCTCCTCGACTTCGATGAGCGTGCCCTGGCTCCACTCCTGGATGCGGCCCGAGTGCGTGTAGTTCTGCGAGACGAACATGATCCCCTCGCCGCCGCTCGTGATGCGATCCGACGACGAGTCGATGATGTAGTCGCCGTCCGCAGCGATGCCGGGGAAACTCGCGACCGTCAGCGTCACGTTCGCGAACGACGTGCCGCCGCGCACACGGAGACGCACCGGACCGTCGAGCGTCGGCGTGCCCGGGACCGGCGCGACTTCCAGCTCGGAGTAGACGACGGTCGTGAAGCCGGAGCCCGACGTGAACCCGCCCGTGCCGCTCGCGATGATCTCGACCGCGCCCGCGCGGATTCGCCACAGCTCGAACCGCCACTGGATGCCGGGCGACAGGCTCGGCTTGCAGATCACCATCGCCGCGTACCCGTACGCCGTCGAGTTCGCAGAGGCGGCCGTCGTGCCCTGAGCGTGAACCCACGCGCCCATGCCCATCTCGGGAGTCGTGCCGCCCGCGCCGGTCGCCGCGAGGTTGAACCGAAGCCGCGCGGTCTGCCGTCGCGGATCGTCGGGCGGGCGCTGGCTGAGCAGGAAACGCAGCGTCGTGCCGGTCGTCGTCGTGCCCGAGACCTGCGCGAGCGACGCGAGCGACGTGTCGGGGTAGACGAGCACGTTCGACGATGTCGCCGCGTGCAGGTCTCCGAAGAATCCAGACTGCACCGACGGCCCCGTCTTGCCGAAGTCGTTCGTTGCGCTGACGGCATTTGGGGGCGATTGGCGCTTGAACTCGTCGCGCGTGTCGACGGCGCCGTAGTTCGGCAGGAACGTCGTGCCATCGACGCTCGTGATGTTGCGCGCCTGCCAGAACTGGACCTTCGGCGCGGTCTGGATGCCGAACGTGCTGTCGACGGTGTCCTGCGCCAGAATCATCCCACCGCGACCGGCCGAAGCGAGCGCGGGAATGGACGTGCTGTCGAAGAAGACGAACGGCACGCCGCCCGACGCAAACAGGTTGAAGTCGGTGTAGGTCGTGACGCCGACGGTGATCGTCGACAACCATCCGTAGACCAGCACGAACGGCGGCGTCGTGTTGATGACGTCGAGCCGCAGGCCGATCGGCTTCGTGATGTCGACGATGAGCGCCGTCGGTTGCGCGGGCGCGAAGATCGGGAACCCGAACGTCGCGAGCGGCGACACCGTGCCCGAGTTCCAGCGCAGCAGGTCGAAGTTCAAACGCGGCGTCGTCGCGGTCGGGAAGCTGACGTAGCAGTCGATGCCGAACCCCGTGACGTTGCCGATGTTCACGATCTGGCCCGAGCCGCCCGTGACGCCACCCGACACGCGCGAGAGCAGGCCGATGCGCTTGAACGCGACCGCACCGAGCACACCCAGCGGCGCGGCCTGAGGCTGAGAGGTCCAGCACTCCACTGACACGCTCTCCGGCAGGATGTCGCGCCACAGGTACGCCGTCGGGTTCGAACCGCCGAGCGGCGCGTGCGAGCTGGGCTGCCCGTCGCCGTCGAAGTCGTGGAGGACGCCGGTTTCCCATCCCGTCGACGACGGCAGGCACCCGCGCCATTGCGTGAGCGACGTCCCGATCTGCGTCGGGTTCCGATCGAACGTGTCCGTCCTCGGCCAGACTTGCGCCATTAGCTTCGCCCCCGGATGGTCGAGCTGAGGTTGCGGTTACGCGCGATCGCTTCGACGATCATGTCGCCCACGGCGTCGATGTCCTGCGAGAGGACCTGCACCGCGCCGCGACCGTCGAGCGCGTTCACGGTCAGTGCGACGGAGACGTTCTGGGTGCCGCCCATCGACGCGCGGCCCTGGTTCACGCTCGCCATGAAGCCCTTGCCGTAGCGTTCGACCGCGCTGCGCTGCATGACGTACTCGCCCGGCGCGAGCATCGCGGGCACGGTGTCGCGCGGGTCGATCTCGCCGCCGCGCGCGTAGCCCTTGACGTGGCCGCCGTGCCAGCCACCGGGGATCGTCGGCCCCGGCAAGAACGGTCCGAACTGCTGGGCCGGTGCCGCGTTGAACGCACCGAACGCGCCCGCGAACAGGCCGCCGAAGAGCGTCGAAAACGCCTGCTGCGTCTGGAGTCGCAGCAGGTCCGCGATGAACGATTGGAAGAACTGCTTCACCGCGTCCTTTGCCTTGGTCGCACCCGTCGCGACACCGAGGAACGCGTCGGCCATCTGGCCCGTCTGGCGATCCGCGAACCGCTGCGCCGCGCTCGTCGCTTCGCCGACGGCTTCGGTCCATTGGTTCACGGCCGCGATCGACTCGGGCGCGAACGGCCCGAACTCCGCGCCGCTCGGCAGGTTCGCCATCGCCTGCGATGCGTTCGCGACCGATGCGCCGGTTGCGCTGCCACCGCCGCCACGCCGAAGCGCAGGGCCGAGGCCGGAGAAGTCCGCGCCCGCCCACGGATCTTGCACGCCGCTCGCCGCGTTGACGCGCGCCTGTGCGGCGGCGAGTTGCTCGCGAGCCGCAACGCGCTGCTTCTCCAGGTCAACAAGCATCTGCTGCCGATTGATCTCGGCTGTCAGTTGCTCCACCCGATCGACATCTCGCTGCCGGATGCCAGATGGATCGCGCGTCGCCTGGAGCGTGAGGGCGAGCCGTTCCGCTTTGAGCTCTTCCAAGCTCGCCGCGTTCGCGCCGCGTGTGACGCCGAGCAGGTCAAGCGCCGGGCGCATCCGTTCCAGCATCCGATCGACGGTCGTCGCGAACTCGACCGCCACCAGGGCCAGCTCCGCGCCGAACACGCGAATCTCCGCGACCAACGCGTTGCCGCGATCCTGGAGCCACGAGATCACGCCGTCAGCGCCGCCGAACTCGTCGAGCGCATCCGCCGCAGCCGTTGCAAGCTCGGCCGCAGTCGCGACACCGACGCGCGCGAACTCCGCGATGGCGCCGTTGAACACCTTGATGAGATCGGCCACGCGCTCGACCCCACCCGCGTCGTCGAACCCCTGGACGATCGCGTCGTTGAGCCGCTGCCCGAACTCCTCGCGCACGTTCTGCACGATGCCGAGCAGGTCCTTCATGCGCGAGCCGAACTCGTCGGACGAGCGGGCCGCCTCGCCTTGCGCGTATTCGAGCTTCTCGAAGATGAGGTTGATGTTCGCGACGGCCTTGTCCTGCTCCGTCAGCTCTTCCGTCGTCGCCGCGAGCCCGAGCGCGAGCGCCTTCGCCTCGACCTGCGCGGGCGTGATCGACACGCCGAACTCGCGCAGCGCACGGCCCGAGCCGAGCACGGCCGCCGTGAACTTCGCCATCACGTCCGCGTCGGCCACGTTGCGCAGCTCGCCCACGTCGATCGACAGCCGGACGAACGCATCCGTGACGGCCTGCGCGGCTTCCTCGCTGCCGAGCATCTCCGCCGCGACGATCTGCATGTCGGCCGCCATCGACCGCAGCTCGGTGCGACTGCGCCCGATGTCCTTCGCGAGCGCGTCGATGTTCGCGCCGTACTTCACGGCCCGCTCGCCGAACACGAGGTCGAACTTGCCCTGCACGGCTTCGGCCTGGTCGGCCGCGTCGCTCATGCCCTTCGCGAGTCCGATGATCGCGCCGACACCGAGCGCGCCACCGATCAGCGCGAGCGGGTTGAGCAGGCCCTTGATCGCCGCGCCGACGCGCTTCGCCGCGCCCTCCCAGGAGATGAACGAGTCCGTCGCTTCCTTCGCGCCCTTCTTCGCCTTCGCGCCGACCGCCTGCGCTTCGTCGCCGACGCGCTTCATCTCCTTCGAAGCGTCGTTCTTGACCTTGAGGATGATCTCCAGTTCCTTCTTCGTCGGCCCGGTCATCGCTGGCCCGCCTGCGCGTTGGAACGCTGCTGAGCTTCACGTTTGCGGCGCTCGTCCTTGCGCTCGTCCCACTGCGCCCGCTCGCCGTCCATGATCCCGCACGCGTCGACGAAGTGCGCCGTCTGGTCGAACAGCGCGCCCTCGACCGGCAAGGCATGGCGCGACTCCCACGCGGCCCAGGCTCGCATGAACGCGTGAACGTCGAGTCGGGTGCTGATCATGGATCCGGGGCAGCGGTGGAACTCGCGCGCGCCAGTGCCGCCGCACTCGCCGCACTCGGGATGGGGCGTGTCATCCGGCCCGCTGCAACACGAGCACGCGACACGCCAGACCGGACGCGGCGCCGGAGCGTCGCACCCGAACGCGACCCGCCGCGATGCACGTTCACGCGGGTCTTTCACGAGGCAGCTACGGCAGTCGGCCTTGATCATCTCGCCGCCGAACATGCGCGCCGCTGCTGCCACGATCAGTCCCGGTCCGCCTTCGGAAGTTCGGACAGCTCCGCGATCGCGTCCGAGATCTCGCGGGCCGAGTCGTCGTCGATGAAGTCGAGCGTCGCGTCGGTCGCGTTGCCGTTCGCGTCGGTGTCGAACTTGATCGGGTCGCCGTTCGCGGCCTTGAAGTTGCGCCAGCCGGTGAGGCCGTACCGAAGGCGCAGCGTGCGCGCCATGCCGGTGCGGCTCACGGCCTGCTGCGCCTGTTGATCGAACGCGAAGAGCGTGTCCTCGATGTCGCGCCGCTGCCGGTAGGTCAGTGCGCGGATCTGGAACACGGTCGCCGTGTCGGGCGTGCCGCGCTCGGCTTCGATGATGAAGTCGGCGCGGCGCTTGGGGTCGAGTGCGATGGGCATGGTGAGTCTCCGAGAGTCGTGGTCAGTAGTTGACGAGCAGCCACTCGTTGTCGAAGCCGACCGAACGATCGGCCGCGCCTTCGAACGAGCCGAGCGTCGCGTCGTAGGTGATGGCTTGGTTCATGCGCGTGTCGCGCTCGCCGATCGTGGTCGTCTGCGCTTGGAGGTGCGGGAGCTTGAGCAGGAAGCGGTTCCCGAGGCCCGTGCCCCATTGCAGGTAGCCGCGCGCCTGCGTGCCCTCCATGAGCTTCTCGATGTACTCGTAGCTCGCGACGCCCGGATCGTCCGGGTTGAACGAGAACGTCGGCGCGCGGCCGGTGATGACCGCAGCGATGTAGCCGTCCGTGCCGTTCGCGCACTTGCGCATGACCGTCGACACGCCGAGGTCGAACGTCGCCGAGTCCCAGCAGAGATCTGAGCCGCTGAGAGCGGTCCCGAACGTGCCATCGGCTGCGCGCGGCGTGAGCGTCGATGCGGCCGCGACGAACGCGGGCGGCGTCATGGCCTTGAACGCGGTCGATCCCGTCTCGGAGAGAGCCGCGCTCGCGTCCACTTCGTCGAAGATGCCGTCGAAGGTGAAGTTCGCGATCACGCGGTCGTGCACGTTGAACGCGAACGAGCACGTCCCGCGCGCGCCGTAGACCTGGAAGCGTTGGCCGCCGATGTTGAGGTGGAACGTGAGCGTCTTGTTCGAGCCCTCGACGCTCTTCGGGTGCCACGCGTAGCCCGCGAGGACGTTGCCGAGCAGCACGCCCGCGCCCGCGATCGTGAACGTCGAAGACGAAACGCTCGTCGTCGCGCCACCAGCTGCGAGCGCGGCACCGGCCAGTTCGACCGTGATCGGGTTCTCCGGCGTGTAGGTGTAGCCCAGCGCGACGGCCGTGTTCCCGCCGACTGTCGCCGTGATCGTCTCACCGTGCTGGATCGGGCCGCCCGTGATCGCGCCGGTTCCGAGCGATCCGACTTCCTTCGCGACGGAGCCGCACGCTTCGAGCAGCTTGCTCCACTTCGGCAGACCACCCAGCGCGATCGTGGTGAGCGCACTCGCGTTGTCCGTGTTGCCCGCGAGTTCGACGCCGAACGTCAGACGCGCGGTGCCTTTCGCGTAGTGCGACGGGACCATGCCGAAGCCGCGTCGCGCGAGGTTGCGCTCGAAGCGGTTCGGCGTGAGCTGGATCTGTGGGTCGAGCGTCTGGATCAAGTCCGCGACCGCTACCGAACCGGCTGCGGTCTGCGTGCCTTCGGCTGACTCGACGACGGCGGCGATCTGCCGGGCGGGATAGAAGATGACTGCCATGATGGTGCCTCAGGTCGTGAGCAGAAGGTCTGTGGAAACGGTCCGGTATCGAACCTCGACGGTCAACGATGCGCCGAAGCTCTGCATCTGATCCGTCGGAGGAATGCCGATCGCGACGTCGGTCACGAGTGTGTCGATCGCGAGCCCGCACTGCGTCGGGTCTGCGAGGATCGCGCGCTCCATGTCATGCGCGAGACGCTCAGCACGAGCCGGGCCGTGCTGCGTTCCCGCGAGCATGTACCCGTCGACCTGGATTCGCAGCGTGCGCTCGTTCGTCGCGGTCTGGTCTCGACCGGCGCCTTGCGCATCGGTGCCGAACGACGTCACCCACACGTTGGGCAGCGCGGAGTCCTTGAGCGCCTGCGTCGACGGGCCACGGTTCACGTTCCAGATGGTGTGCCAGTACGTCGCCCCGGCGCGCACACTGAGCAGCGACGCCATGACGTTGCGCACGACGCGCTCGGCGGCAGGCTCCATCGGCGGCGCGTTGCCCGCGACACCTGCGACCCACTGCGCCGCGCGTGCGTACACGTCTTCGTCGTCGGCAAGGATCTCGGTCGCGTAGCCCGTGCGGTCCTGGTAGCGGGCCGAGTGGAGCGCGGTCGAGCTGCGTTCATGGAACCGGAACGCCCCGCCACCGAGCCCCATGAGCTGGCGCCGCAGCATGTGCGCGCCCCAGGCGTCGCCCGTCGTCGCGAGCGTGTTCGAGAGCGTCGGCACGGACGAGGCGAGCGTGAAGTCCGCAGACCCGACCGCGCCCGAGCCCCACACGAAGACCGGCTGTGACGCGTTCGACGTGCGCACCCCGGCCGCGTCGAACAGGACGGAGCACGGCGAGGCGCCGATCAGGTCGGCCGAGTCGACGTCACCGAGCTGCGCGGCAGGTGTGCCCGGTGCGCCACTCTCCGCGAACCCGACGGCCGCAGTCGCGATCGCCACGGCCGGGAACATGCCGCACGGCCGCAGCGCGACGACGCCCTGCGCGCGGTGCGAGACCCCCGATCGGAACTGAGCCGAGCCGCCGACGGTCGGCCAGTCGGGACCGGCACCGGCCCACAGCGCAAGGTCCGCGCCCGCGAGCTCGCCGCCGATCGACACGTCGGACGCGTCGAACCCGTACGTCGCGGCCTGCGATCTGGCCCACTGGACGAGGTGCACGGCGGACTTCCAGGCGCTCGGGTAGGTGCCGGAGTTCCACCGCGCCTGCCCGGGTCGATCGAACAGCCCGCCGCCCGTGACCGCTTCGGCGCCGGACGGGGCGACGCGCGCGACCGTGGCCGAGACGAACGCGATCCCGCGCGCGAGGCATTGGTGCCCGATGTTCAGGCCCGCGGCGATCGAGGTCTGACGCGTGCCAGCGGTGAGCGCGGTCTCTTCGATCCAGATCAGGACCGGCCACCCGCCGCTGGGAGCCGAGCCGTCGGGCACGAACACGTTGCACCGCTCCGTGGGCGCGACGGTGCCGACGCCCGGCGGGTAGCTGACGTTCGTGTGGCTCGGGGTCCAGGGCGCGCTCACAGGTCCTCCTCCAGTTCCATCGCGATCTCGAAGCGACCGTGCGCCGCGTAGACCTGTTGGAACGAAGCGATGCGCACCGTGATCGGAGACGATTCGTCGGGCGGAGTCCAGACGTGCGAGAACACGCCGCCGCGGGACAGCTCCCACTGCGACTCCAGGTCCTCGAACTGAGCCTGCCCCGCGAGCTCGGCGCGCACCGCCCAGCGGCGCACCTCGACCTCGTTCGTGTTCGGGCTCGCGCTCGTGTTCGTCTGCCGCACGAACCGCGCGCCGCGGCCGTTCGATGCGACCTGCCAGCGTTGGTAGGTGAGCTGCGACGACTCGAAGCACGAGTCGAGCGTTCCGATCGTGGTCGGCATCAGCGCACCGCCTCCCGCGTGGCGTCGTCGAGCGCCTTCGCGTAGTCGGCCTCGCGCGCGGCTTCCTGGCCCTGCCACGTCGCGAAGAAGCGCAGGCGCGGCGGGACCTTGACGGACCGCTTCAGCGCGTACAGCGCGAGCGGGCGGCCGTTCGCGCCCTTGCCGAAGATCACGCCCTTCGCGATGAACGTCTGCGTGTCGGCCGCACCGCCCGGAACGCGCCCGGCCGTGTGCCATCCGGCGCCACGGTTCACGAGCTTCGCCGCCGGTCGGAATCCGCCACCGGGCATGAGCGCGGCCTTCAGCGGGATCGTGAGGAATCGGCGCCCGCCCGTGGGCTTCACGACGCCGCCGTGTTCCTGGAGCCGGGCGTACTTCGCGCCAGCCACGAACGACGACGGCGCGTTCGGATCCTTCGAGAACCCGATCGCGCGGCGCAGCGTGCCGGTGCGAGCCTGCAACGCGTCGCCCTTCGTGCCGGAGTAGCCTCGGAACGACTTGCGCATCGCTTCGCTGTGCCGCTCGACGGCCTTCTGCGCCGCACTCCTCGCGCGCGTGACGGACCCATCCGCCGCGCGTGTGATCGTGCTGACGAACGCAGCAACCGGCACCGTGATCTCGACGTTCGACGTCACAGCACGGGCCTCCGGTACGGCGCCAGGATCTCGCGCACGATCGGGATCAGCGTGACGGACTCGCTCGATTCGGTCGCGCCGCCGACGTTCGCCGACTTGCGCAGCATCCCGCCGCGCCGGTTGTGCTCCTCGACGACCTGCTTCTCGCACGCGTCGGTGAGGTCGGGATACGAAGCCAGCACCGCCGCCGTGTTCGCCGCGAGCCCGGCCGTGTAGACGACCTGGAGCACGCGCGGACCGGCGAGCCACGTCGTGAGCTGCTCGACGACGCCCGCCGTCAGGTCGACGTGGTAGTCGGCGCCGCTCGTCTTCGCCGTCGCCGATGCGAAGTCGTAGTTCGTCGCGACCTTCACGCTCGCCACCGACGTGACCGGGTACGCGCCGAGCGCGTAGGTGTACCGACCGTGCATCACGTCGAACGTCTCCGTCCGCGCGATGGTGTCAATGCCGCGCCGCAGGTACCGCTCGATCCGCGCCGACGCCGACGTGATCAGCCGACCGACGTTCGTGTCGGCCGACGTGTCGTCGTCGGGCAGGCCCAGCAGGGAGCGCACGCGCGCGGTGGTGGTGAGGTCGATGATGGCCATGGATTGAGTGGGGAGCGCGCGGAGACTCGGACGCGCTCCCCTGCCTGCCTGAGATCAGACCGGCGTTTGGTAGATCGCGTCCTGGTCTGCGCCATTCATCGGGTCGAACAGGTACAGGAACGCGCCCGTGCCCAGCGTGGTGCCCGACGAGATGACGTACACGAGCCGGACGTACCGCTTCAGCGGACGCGTGCGGATGCGGCGCCAGATGTCGGCGCGTCCGTTCAGCGGGTCCGAGAACGCGATCGTCGAACCGATCACGGACGTGAAGCCCGTGCTCGAATCGTCCGACGTTTGCAGCGCCACCGAGCCCACCGCGCCGTTGTTCAGCACGGAGATGACGTG